GAAATAATTCACCAATTACATCTTTAATTTCTAATGTTCTTGGACTTACTGAACTACAGATTGATGACCTTTTCATTGAAGGCATGAATCGATAATTCGATATCAAACAAAATCAAAACCCCCTTTATTGGGGGTTTTTTTATGAATGCCCAGTATTATAAATAGAGTAAAGACATTTTAAGGGGCACATTAAATGAGTACAAGCAAGCCAGCATCTAGAGATGAGTTTAAGGAATTCTGCCTTAGAAGATTAGGTGCGCCTCTATTAGAGATAAACGTAGCGGACGAACAAACTGAAGATTGCATTGAAATGGCATTTTCATACTACTACGATTATCACTACGATGCAACAGAGAAAGTGTATCTAGCACATCAAGTCACACAAACCGATATCACCAATAAATATCTTTCCATTGATGATTCCGTTATTGGTGTCACCAATATTCTTCCGATTGGTAATAGTTATTCTACAAACAACTTGTTCAATTTAAGATATCAGATTGCCCTTAACGACTTATTCGCATTCAATACAGGACCATTTGCACCATACTACATGGCACTTCAAAACGTTGCTTTAGCTGAAGAATTATTCGTTGGTAAACAAGCTATTCGTTTTCAACGCCACTCAAACAAACTTTATGTAGACATTGCTTGGGGTGAGAAAGTTGTTCTCGGTGAATACATTATTGTCGAAGCGTATCAAAAAATTGATCCTGACACATATACAGATATCTATAATGACAGATGGCTTCAGAGATATTGCACAGCACTCATTAAAAAACAATGGGGTGAAAACTTGAAAAAGTTTGAAGGACTTTCTATGCCGGGTGGCATTACATTCAACGGACAAAAAATCTGGGATGAAGCTACAGATGAAATTCAAGCTATCGAATCAGAAATGATTAGTTCGTACTCATTACCTGTTACTGATATGCTAGGCTAACCCATGGCACGTAATCGTCATTTTAATCAATACACTCCTGTCAAACAGGAACAAAGTCTTGTTGAAGATTTAGTCATTGAATCCATTAAGATTTATGGTGTGGATGGTTATTACTTACCAAGAACACATGTAAACTTAGATAAAATTTACGGTGAAGATGCGTCTATGTTATTTGATGATGCGCTTGAATTGGAATTGTACATCAAGAGTTTTGATGGATTCGCAGGGCAAGAAGATTTTCTCACCAAGTTTGGTTTGCAAATTGACGAATCAATCACATTTGTTGTTGCACAGAAAAGATTCACACAATCATTGAAGCCATCATTCATAACAGAGTATGGATATAACTTTAAGAATGAGGATGGTGAATATTTATTGGATGAACAATCTTATGACTATGCAAGTATTTTAAGACCAAGAGAAGGAGACTTAATTTGGATTCCTATGCTTGGATACATGTACGAAATTAAATTCACAGAGAACATTGAAAACTTCTTTCAGCTAGGTAAACTATACACATACGAAATGCGTTGTGATAGATATGAATACTCTAGCGAAAAAATTAATACTGGTGTTACTGAAATCGATGCAATTGAAGATCAATATAGTCTTTCTACCGATAACATTGAAAAGATATTGGATGAAGAATCAAATATTTTTGCTTTAGAAGATGGCACTAGACTTGTTGCAGAAGGAGATACAGTTATACCATTTGAAGTTTCCGCAGACAATGAAGCAATTGGAGAGAAAATTATTGATGGAGATATTTTAGACTTCTCCGAAACAAACCCATTTGCACTTACAAGGACTTATTAACTATGATGTTCGGTCACGATTTTTACCATGGCACATTAAGACGTTATGTCGTTATGTTTGGAAACTTGTTTAATGAAATTCAAGTCGAAAGATATGGCACCAACGGAAGCAAACTGCAAACAATCAACGTTCCTATTGAGTACTCGCCGAAGCAAAAATTTGTTCAGCGTGTCTTAAGTGATCCCACACTAAATCGTGAGATTTCTGTTACTCTTCCTAGAATGGGATTTGAGTTTACTAGTATATCATATGCACCACAAAGAAAATTAAATAGCGCACATAAAATTATAAAAGGTGTAAACACTGGTGGCACAGACTTTGACTATACATACACGCCTGTACCATATGATATCAATTTCTCTCTATATGCATTAGTTAGATATGCGGAAGACGGTACGCAAATTGTCGAACAGATTATTCCGTTCTTCACACCAGATTGGACAGTCACAATGAAACTTGTTCCTGAATTAGGAATCAACATGGACGTACCAATTGAATTAAACTCTGTCACAGTTGATGATTCATATGAAGGCGATTTTGATGGACGTAGAGTTCTTTCGTGGCAAATGGATTTTACTATCAAAGGATATCTATTCGGACCTAGTAGAAAATTCAAGTATATTTCCAACGCAGAAGTTAACACTTCACACATTGATAATACTGCTATAAATATACAGACGTTCACTGGTGACGATAATTTTGACATAACTGAAACACAAACAACACCTCCAATAATTCCTACATGAAAAAAACTGTTGATGATAAGTTGAATGACATATTTGATGTGCAGGGTAAGATTGTTGAACAAGCATCGGTACCCGCAGTAGTAGAACAAGTTAAAGAGCCTGTTTCTACTGGTGCACCGAACGATGAATCGATTGATGCTGACTATGAATATGCGAGAGAGAATCTTAAGCTATTCATTGAGCAAGGCAAAGTTGCTATGGAAAACATTATCTTCTTAGCAAAAGAAGGTGAGTCTCCAAGAGCATATGAAGTTGTTGGTCAGTTGATTAAAACATTGTCAGACACAAATAAAGATTTGTTAGACTTAGGTAAAAAAGTAAAAGACTTGAAATTTAAAAAAGATGACACAGCACAACCAGCACAGCATATAACGAATGCGCTATTTGTTGGTAGCACAGCAGAATTACAGAAACTAATTGGCAAGAGATGACTGCAAAATCCTACTTAGGAAATTCTAATCTAAAAGCATCTGGCGTACCACTCAATTTCACCAAAGAAGAGATTGAAGAATATTTAAGATGTGCTGACGATCCAATATACTTCATTGAAAGTTATTGTAAGATTGTCACGCTAGATCACGGGCTTCAGCCATTCAAATTATACGATTGTCAAAAGAACAAAGTAAAGATTATCCATGAGAATCGTAAAGTTATTCTTATGGAAGGTCGTCAACAAGGTAAAACAACAACCTCAGCCGCTTACATTCTTTGGTACACATTGTTTCAAGGAAGCAAGACTGTAGCGATTCTAGCAAACAAAGCAACAGCCGCTAGAGAAGTTTTGTATCGTTATCAAATCATGTACGAGAATCTTCCTACATGGTTACAGCAAGGTGTCACTACATGGAACAAAGGTGACATTGCTTTGGAGAATGGATCAATCGTATTCACAGCCGCAACAAGCGCATCTGGTATTCGTGGTAAGTCAGTTAACTTATTGTACGTTGACGAAGCCGCTATCATACCAAACAATGTAGCAGAACAATTCTTTACCTCAGTTTATCCTACGATTTCTGCTGGTGAAACAACAAAGATTCTGCTAAGTTCTACTCCACTAGGATACAATCATTTCTGGAAGTTCTGGAATGATGCAGACAATGACAGAAATGGATTTGTCAATCTATTCATTCCATATTGGGAGATTCCTGGGCGTGATGAGAAGTGGGCGTCTGAACAGCGAAGACTTCTTGGCGAATTGAAGTTCAATCAAGAAGTGTTATGTAACTTCTTAGGTTCTAGTCTTACACTCATTGCTTCCGATTCTATTGCACAAATGTCTGCTAATCCAATCATCTATCAGAAAGATGGACTAGACATTTATGAAAAGGTTGAAAAAGATCACGCTTACTGTATTGTTGCAGACACAGCAAAGGGTGTCGGTGGTGATTATTCAGCATTTGTAATTATTGACATAAATCAGATGCCTTACAAAATGGTAGGCAAATACAGAAACAATCAAATTAGCCCACTTTTGTATCCGTCAGTATTGTACAGAATTGGCAAAGAATACAATGAAGCATATGTTTTAATTGAAATCAATTCTTCAGAGCAAGTTGCAGAAATTCTTTACGCAGAATATGAGTATGAAAATATCATATCAGTTTCTAGAACAACTCAAGGACAAGTTGTTAATGGGGGTTTTGGTGGGGGTAAGACACAACTAGGTGTTATTACAG